CTTGCTGAGCAACTTTTAGTCGATCAGCTGCTGACTTAAGCGATGCGATTCCTTCTTCAGCGCTCTTATTGGCTTCTTGTGAAATTGCATTAAAGACGCTGCTGATAGCACCTGCCCGTGCATCGGCAATTCGCTGAGCTTGATTTATTTGTTCGTCGGCCAATGCTCGTTGCCGATTGGCTAGGTCTTCTTCCGCTTTTTTTAGCTCGTTTACTGCGTCAACTTGCTTTAATTTTTCATCGGCTAATTGTCGTTCAACGCCTAGCTGATCAGCCAATAAAGAGTTGATTCTGTCAGTATTGGCTAGATTGTCTCGTGCGCCTTGCACTTGTTGATCAGCTAATGAAATCAACGTGCGTAAATTGGCAACCTCTTCCGCCGTTGCGCCTTCTGTTTCCGCTTTTTGTAACGCAATTCTTGCCTCGATTGCAGCTATTTCAGTAATTGCAATTTGCCGTTGGGCTTCTAGTCGATTTTGTGTTTGGGTTAATTGAAATGACTTTTCTTTGAATGAAAATTCATTTTCAATTGCGCGTTGTCTGGTTTGAGCTAAGTCTTGAGCTGCAGTTTGCGCACCTGTTATATCTTTTTCTGCCCTAGCTGTTTCTAAAGCGCTGGTAAGTCGCTGCTCTTCAAGGGCATTTATTGAGCTAGCTAATTTTTGCTGTTCATTCAGCAACGCCGACTGCTGAGATATAGCAGAGGATGCAATATCAAGCTGCTGCTGACGAATATTGCTAAGTTCTTGGGCTCTGGCACTTTGAGCATTTAGCGAATCCAACGCGGCTTTTTTAGCGCGTTCTGCCGCTTCTTCTGCTGCATCAGCTGCAGCTTTTTGAGCGTCAATTTCTGCGTCAAGCCCTTGGATTATCAGCTTACTTTTTTCAAGCTGAGCTTTTGAAATGCGTTCGCCTGCATCTTCAGCTGTAATTACCCCTTGCTGCTGCAATTGTTTGATCTTGGCGATTTCAGTTTCTTTAGCAGCAATTGCAGCGTCCGTGTTGCTTTCAATGAGCTTGATTTGTATGTCAGCATCTTCAGCTGTAATTTGACCGCTTGCCTGCAATTGTTTGATGCGTGCTATCGATTCCTGCTGTGATTGTTCGATGGCTCGTTCTGCGTTTTGGGTGTCACGCTCAAATGCTTTAATTGCTTTCTTATTAGCGGCTTCTCTAGCTTTTGCTGATTGATTAAAACTATCTGTTGATGCTATTGCAGTTTTTTTAGCAAGTTCAGCAATTTTATCGAATCCTTTTTCTGCAGAAGTCGAATCTATTGCAAACGAAAAAGCTTCAAATGGATCTGTAAAAAGTAATTTTAAAAATTTAATTTTATCATTGAGTTCATCAATACTTTCACTTAACGACTTGACAGGGTTTAATGCAGCAGCAAAAATATTACCAAACAAGGGTATATTTTTTACAAGATTTCTAAATTCATCAAGCAAATTAATAACAAAGAAAAATATTTGACTAAATTCCGATACTGTACTAATGGCAGCTGAAATAATGTTTAAAAAAGCTGAAGTTTGTTCTTTAATATTTTCAATGTCATTTGCGCTCAAAGCTTTAATAGCATCTCCAAATTCTAAAAATGCACTAACAAGAACACCTGTTAATTGTTCAGTAATTTCAGTTAGCAGTAATTTAATTGGAGTAAGAATATCATCAGCACTATTTAGTTGTTTTATAAAATCTGTAATGCCTTTGTTTAAAATATCAAAAACTTTGCTGTTTGATATAACGTCTAATCCTGCAGAAAACGCATTTAGTGTTGTTTGCTGCAGCGGTTCTAACGATTTACCAACGGATTGGCTAAACTCAAATATTTTATTTTGAGCTTGACCGATGCTTTGATTAAGTGGATCAATTGCCCCTTGGACAGCGCCAGCCCCAGCAATCCATGCTTGAGCAAATTGTTCAGCATTGATACTGCCGGATTCCAAAAGTTTCTGAAGTTCTTCAGTAGAGCCACTTGCACTCACTCCGATCTGCTGCAGCCCTTTCGCGACAATGCCAATTGCAGACGGCAATGCTTCAGCTAACTGACCTCTTAATTCTTCGGCGGACAGTGTATTTTTTGCAAAAATTTGAGACGCTGCAACAAATGCTCGATTTTGAGCTTCGAGCGCTACGCCATTCTGAACTAAAACCTGGGAAAAGCTGGCAAAGAAATCGTTACTTAATTGCTGCTGAATGCCTGCACTTTGAGCCGCAGCAGTCAGTGAGGCGTATTGCTGAACCCCTGTCTGAATGCTGGCCCCTAGTGCATCTAGGGTGTCCCTAGCGAATTTATATGATTCTGCAGCTGCTTCCGCACTGCCTAGACTGGTTTGCAGTGTGGCATTGATAGCACGGGTCTGATTTGCTGCTGATAGGCTTGCCTGACCAAATTGAGTAACCGCACCAATTGCACCCGCCAATGCCTGAGTAATTAGCTGAGTGATTTGTTGCCCAACGCCCTGAAAAATGCCAGTTACAATATCGCCTAACCGGTTGGCACCGGCGATTGCTGGTTTTCCGTTTATTTGTGGCGTAATGTTAATTCTTTTTTTATTAAGCTGGCTGATTTGGCGGGCAAATTGCTCAGCATCTTTGAGCGATTTAGGGTCTAACCCAGCATTTTTTATTTGGGCTAATTGCCGCTTAAATCGCAATGCCTCATTTAATGTAGCGGCTTGCTTTCGTAGTATTTCAGCTTGCTGAGAATCGACGGCTAGAACGGCCTCTGCTGCTGCTTTTTGGGCTCTTAAGCTAACCAGTAAATCTTGATTAGCTTTTTGCGTCTGTGGGGATTGAGACGGTACTGACCCACTGCCCCCAGTAGGTCTTGGCGCTGTCACTGGTGCATTTATCTTGACATTGCCTAATGCTCGTTCGACTTGGCTTTTAATATTGCTTAATGCCTGTGGCGTAAAGCTCAGATTATTAATGCCGATGCCGCTTCTAGCAAAAGCAGTTTGCACTTGCTGTAAAGCAGCTGTAATGCTATTTCGGCTAATGCCAATATCAAAAATTACTGAGCCTGCTGCCGTTGCCATTATATTGCCGCCCGTTTCATTTTCTTTGTATCAGTTGCCTTTTCGACCCAATTAGGCACTAACCCAGCTTTTTGTAATTTTAGATAAATTGCTGCTCCTCGCTTCGGAATTACTTGCTTGATTTCTTGGATTAAACGAATTTCTTCGTAGTCATTAACCCAAGCCGGATCCCAATCTTTGGCTCCATTTACTAGCAGCATTAAGTGGGCAAGATTGGCAATTGGTCTGCTACTTAATTCGAGTTGATACAATTGCTCGTCTCGATAAACAGCTAATGCTTTTCGTACAAAATCTAAGCTGCATTCGAGGTAATTATGCCAGCAGTTGAAGTCAATTGATCCTGGGTAGTAGATTTGGAGCTTAAAGAAGATTTCTTGCCAGTCTGTTTTTTTGGGCTGTCGCCAGTTTCCTCCTTTGCCGTTTCGGTTGATGATTGCTGTTCATTCATAAAAAAGTTAAAGCATTCACCCAGCAAATAAGACGGCAATTCTTCTAGGTCAATTTCAACTTTTCGGCTTTCGCAAAAGGCTTTTGTTACCTCTAAAGCAAACGTGATATTTTCAAAACCGCTCAATTCCCCAACGCCAAATCTTTCTTGAAGCTGGGCGATCGCCATTGCTTCCTTAACTTTCCAGTAGCCTAATGCTGGCAGTTCAATTTGCTGCCCTTCAAATTCAATGGAAAACACGATTCAAAATTACCTCAGTGTGGAGTGTAGCCAAATCACCCGGCAGGGTAACCGTATATTCAATTGAGTCTGGCTTTTTGGGCTCTTTCAATGTCACTTGCTTCCCTGCCATTCCATCCTGTGACCAAGCAATATCGGCAAGGATCACATCAGGGCGAATTTCACAAGCGACACAAAAGAACCCAGGGCAAACCAGAGCGTCAATCATCATTAGGTAGCAGGCTTAGTACGGACGACTTCTTGAATATCAAAACTAAAGTTACTCAAAACCGAGTCGCCATCCTGTGCTGTCTGGTCGATGGAGGTAACCACGCCGATCGCACCAGTAAAGTCACCAGAGCCAAACACACTAGAGTCGGGCGATTCAAGTTCGGACTCGATCCACACCTTGAGCGAATTGTCTTTAGCATACTTAGCAGT